TTGATCGTATGCTGTTGCAAATGCTTGTGAATTTTGAATTTGTATGCCAGTGGTTCCTGCACTTCCAGAGTCATTATCTCCTATATCTAATGGGACACTTGGACTAGCAGTTCCTATGCCCACACGATTATTTGAGGCATCTACTTTTAATGTAGATGTATCAAATGTAGCATCACCTGTTACAGCAAGTGTGCTAGAAAGAGTTGCTGCACCAGTAACTCCTAGCGTACCACCCATAGTAACATTTCCATCAAACGTACCACCATCTGCTTTGCTTACAGTGTCTGCAGCACTAAAAGCATCAAAAACTATTATTTCTACTAGATCATCAACTGATGCTGCTTGAGTTAATACTATTTGAGTTCCACTTGTAGATGTGTAGTCTGCATCACCTAACTTTACACCATTTTGATATACATCAACAAAGTTACTATCTGTGTAACTTAATGTTGCACCCTCTGAACCTGCACCTGTAAAAATGGTTTGACCAGCGATAGCAGTATAAGTGTGCTTTCTTCTAACTCCAAATTGTGGACTGACTCCTATGTAGGGCATATTTACTCCGTTGGTTTATCTGGAAATTTAAAATCTTTATCCGTAATTGCTTTAAATTTTTTGGTTATATCTCTTAGTTCTTGTCTGTAATTTTTCCACTGTGTATCGTTTGATAAAGTAACATCTCTTGATTGTGTCCAATCTGTTTGAGTCAATAAGTTATTTCGTAAAAATCTTAATTCAGCTAAATCTCTTTCAGCTTGACCATTGTCCCATTTTTTCTCTTCAGCTTCTAACTCCTCTTGCTCTTTATCAGTAAGTTCAATTTCAATTCCATTTACATTTTTAATTCTATTTTTCATTATACAATACCATATAATTTAAAGATTCCACTAGCTATATCATCAGATGTGGCTTTTATTCTTATTGCATCAATAGTAACTGAATTTGATTCATATGCACCCAAAGATTGAGTCATTATATAATAAGTATCGCCAAACGCCCAAAAGTCACCATGTATGACAGTTCGTCTTGCTCCTCCTAAATTGTGAAACGTCAATGTACCATGACCACCACCTTTATTAGCAGTGTTACTTATTCCATGATAATTGTATCCAGCAAAATCATTAAAATAAGTTACATCTGTTGCTGTCGTTGAACCATTTGTATATGACCTATGCGTTAAACAATTATATTGGCTATCTCCATAATAAGATGAACCTGCATTAGAACTTACTAAAACACGAATATGTTTACCATTAGTTTCTGGAACAAAAGCATCTATTGTAATTTGATATCTTGGGTAAGTGCTATCTAAAACAACACCATTACTACCATTAACAAAATCAACGGTAGCAGTATTACTTGAAATAGTTATTGTTCTAAGAAGTTTTCTTGTGCCTGCACCTGTCACAGAGCCACTAAATGCAAATGTATCTGCTAAGTTTATGCCCTCTGCTTGTACTTTTGTTAATGCCATCCGTTACTCCGTTGGTTTCTCAGGAAACTTAAAATCTTTGTCTTTCATTGACTTAAAGGTTTTTGTTATATCTCTTAATTCTTGCCTATATTTTTTCCAAGCATCGCTCATTGTTACATCACCTAATGCCATATAATCTGTTTCAGCAAGTAATTCATTTCTTGCAGATCTTAATTTTAATAAATGTCTTTCTGCTTTGCCATCTAACCATGCCTTTTCTTCAGCATCTTTTATTTTTTCTTCTTCTGCTGTAAATTTTTGTTTTCCGCCACCTGCTAATTGATGATATCTAGCCATATTGTATCCTTAATTAAATCCATATAATTTAAATTTACCAGTGTGTTGACCACCACTAAGTTGAAATAATATACCTCTACAATAGTAAGCACTATAAGTTCCGGGGTCCATACCAACATGAAAAGTAAATGCTTTATGATTAGCATCTTCATCAGAAAAACTACCCTGACCATTAAATGCAACAGGGGCATCTGTAGTATTTACATTTTGTAAAATACCATGAAAAGCTCCTCCCTCTCCAGTAGTATTTCCTATTTCATCAGTTCCTATAACTCCATAAGAACTAGTGTAATTTTGCGATCTATATGCGGCTGTGCTTGAGTTCATGCCTAATTGAGAGTTTCCATAAGAATGATGATTACCTGATATTATGCTTCCAGCATCACCACTTGCAGTTGTTGTTAAATAAAATTTAACTTGTAATTGCCTTTCATCTTCTGTTGAGGTATGTATTTCATACAAAAAAAGATAGCTATCATATGTGCTGTTTATAAAAGAATTGTTAACAACAAATGTACCATCAGATGTACTTATAGCTTGGTCTACTAATTTTACTAAAGGACCACCTGTAGGTGATTGAGTAAAATTAACAACACCGCCACTTGATATAGAAATAGCATCTGTATCACTTGCACTACCAATATTACCTGCATCAGGTATAACTATATTGCCTCCGGGTGTAAATGTACCACCGCCTGTAATTGCGCCACTAAATGTACCTGTTGACGCACTTAATGCACCATTATTTGGATGACTTACTGTACCCACTGTCCTAAACAAGTAATATACAAAGATGTTATTACCTGAGTTATTTGATGGTGGAGCAGTAAATGTAAGTGTAGTTCCGTTGCTTACTGAATAAGCTACGGAGGGTTCTTGGATAACACCATCTACAGATACAAGTATATCTTCATCTGAACCTACTGAATGATCTAGGGTAAAGTTTTGATTAGATCCATTACCTGAAAATACAGATGCTGCTTTAGATGCTACAAATCTATTTGCTGCTGTGTTACCTATATATGGCATTAAGCTGTTATCTCCATTATTGATATAGTTATATCAGATGCTCCTGATGCAGCGAATGTAAGTTCGTCAGTGTCCTCTAATACAACCTTGTTACCAGCTAGTAATTCAAGAGATGAACCTACAGGCACTGGTGCATCTTTAATTAAATGAACTGTGTTATTAGCACCACTATTAGTTCCACTATGTGTTCTGCTGGCTGTATCTGATACAAGTTTTACTGATACAGTGACTTGGCTTGTCGTTGTGTTAGCAACCATAATTCCTAAAACTATTGTTGCAACAATCGAACCACCTGCAACATATATTTGATCTTCAGTTGTTATCCCTTGTGCTGTAACTACTTTAAATGTATTTGCCATGTTATTATCCTAACGCTATTGCTAAAGCCGTTGCCTCATCTGCTGCTGCCGAAGCAGACGTTGCACCTATATCAGACAATACTTCAGAGGCACTTCTGCTTTCTAAACCATTTGCAGTAAATCTTGCAAACTCATCATCTGCTACACTAGAGGAATCTATCTTAACTGCATTAGTATTTGATATACCAAATGTTAAGGAGGCTTGACCACCAATATCACTTAATACTTCAGATGCACTTCTGCCTTCTATTGATGTACCATCAACTCTTAAAAAGTCATTATCCGCAACACCACTTGTTGCAACTAATACATTGCCATTAGATATACCAGTTGATAAGGTGGCAGTTGTTGTAATTGCTGTGCCGTTTAATGTCATCGCATCTGCTTCTAATGTACCATCAAAGTCACCATCAACTGCATCTATATTACCTTTAAAAACTGTAGCTGAAACTGTACCAGTGCTTGGATTGTAAGTTAAATCACCATCCATTTCTAAACCAACATTTCCAGTGCTAGATGTAGCATCCTCTACAAATGTGATTAAGTTTTCTTCATTTGTGCTTTCATTATCAGTTACTAAAACATGTGCTGCATTTACTGCATCAGTAGCGTTAGCACTTGTATATGTGTTTACCTGAGAAGCATTTACATATTTTGTAGTGCCACCATCATCTATTAAAAACTTATCTGAATCTGCAATAGTAATAGATGTTCCGTCTGTTGCTCCATCTATTTGAATAGCTGCACCTGATACCTTATCTGCCGTACTTATTGTGCTAAGTTTACTATCTGCAATACTCCCTGCTAGTTTAGATGAAGCAATACTTCCTGCTAACATATCATTAGTTACTGAACCTGTATCACCTGTTCCTACAAGTGTTCCAGTTGTAGTTGGAAAACTTATCAGAGCTTCAGTATGATTTATTTTATTAGATCCTAATGTAATTGCATAGTTACCCATGTATCCATGAGAAGAACATTGATAATAAAGTATATTAGGTGTGTCCTCATTTACTGCTATTTGTAAATATGTACTAGTTGTTGTTACTCCAGTTGTATATGCTGTAGTCTTATCTGCATCCAGATAAAGTCTAAATGGATGACTTGACATATCACTTGAGCTAAGAGTAAACCTGTAATAATATTCTGAATTAGATGTTACATTGTCAACACCATGTAATGTTAAAGCAGGTGACTCAACACCATTTATAAAGTAGGCATTAGAGCTGCCATCTCCATAATAAGGATGAGCCGCTGTTTTAGCTGCCACTGTAACCGTAAATTCTATAGGTGCTGATGAACTCCCATATCGACCTGCATGTGTATTAGCAGAGCTTAAATCTAAAGTAGAAGCCCCAACGTCACTCAAAAGGACTGACTTAGATGCTGGTATTGTACAAAAAATTGTTTTTGTTCCAGCGCTAAAATCAACTGCACTATCACTGTTTGAGCTACTAATAATTGTAGTTCTGGCTATGGTGCTAGAATCACTACTAAGCGTACCTAGACCAACCTCAAACTCAGCGGTTCCGGGTAGGGTTATGGCGTAATATGTTGTATTAGAATTACCAATACCAGTACCAAAAGTTTCAAAACCAGTAACCGCACCAGCTAGTGAAATTGTACCAGTGCCTGTAGTAATGGTTGTTTCTTTTACTCTGTCGTTTATTACAAAAGCCATTATTTTAACTCTATTGTTAAATTATTTGCATTAATCCTAAATATATCACCTGTTGATATTGTTTTAGATGCATCTAACGCACCTATAAATAATACGTTACCACCAGACCCAACAACATCTAAACTAGCAGTTTCATCAGTTGCTATAAAAATATGTGTTATTGTATTGCTGCCACTTGTGCATTCAAGATATTCTATAGCGCTTGTATTTTTGCAAGTTTGTGTATCAGCAGATTCTGCTGTTAGTGTCCAATCAGCATGATTGACTCTTTTTCTTGCATATGCACCAAAGGTTGCTTCTGTTATAACAGGATCTCCAGACTCACCTGTTGAGTCATTAAAATTTGATACTGCTGTTGCTAACCCAACAAAAATATCATTGCCGGGTGTGGTAAAAGATGCCGCATTATTTTTAAAAATAAAACTTAAAATTCTATTTTCTAAAAAGGTGGTTGCTGCGTTTGCTGTTGCCATATTCTACTCCTATGTCCTTTGCGCTCTAGGTAAACCCTCAGAATACGCATCAGTATTTTCTCTTGCTTCTCCGTAATCTTTAAGTCTTGTTAATTGATCCATAAATCTTTTCTCATATTGTTGTATCAAATCAGGCTCACCTTTCATAAATAAATATGCATCCACTAATGATCCGAATAATAAAGCAAAAGGGGCATTAGTGCTTAACCATGTTGTACCACTATCAGAACCAGCAGTTAAGCTGGTTGGTCTGTAATAGTAATGTAATTCTATTGCATAATTTGAGTTTGGGGTAGGGCCAACGATAAAATTATTTGCATCAAACTGTGCATAGTATCTTGGCTTTGCTGTGGAGGATGAAGCATCGTATGCTTCTTGTATGAAGTTTACATCTTTTTGTAACAGAAAAGACTCACTACCTGCTGTTGTGATCTGTAAAGAAAAAGATGCTAAATAGTCTGTTGGTATAGTTAAAAACTTATCACTTGTTGATAATGCTGATGTAACATTCTTTCTAAATATCTCTAAATCAACATTCTTAAATATTCTTTCTTCTGCTGCTTTTATAAAGTCTGATAGATGACTTACAAATGTCGTTTCAGAATTATCTGTATAATCCTGTATTGCTGTTTTTAGCTGTGCAAATGTAAAGCTCATCTAAGCCTCCAAAGTAACCGGTCCTACTGTAACATGAACGCCACCACCTTTTATTAAGCCGGTGGTAGAAGATGCAGCAACAGTAATAGTATATGTATCGTCTGTTAATTTAGTTATAACATATCCTGTAGCCAAATTAAAGTTAGCCGCTGTTAAACCATCAAATCCCACACAGTTTCTAAATCTGACTGTGTCTGATGTAGACCTTCCATGATCTTTTTCTGTAACAGTAACTACAGTACTACCGCTATCTGCAGCAGCGGTTGTAAAAGGATCTATTAGTAATAGCCTCTCTGTTGCAGGCTCTATTCTATCCGGTCTTGCGTTAAGTAATGATTGACTATCATCAGTTTTAAATTTACCTAAATGGTTCTGAGGGTGATCCGGATCAACAACATCATACCCGACCATCATACCAGTTTTAGCACCATTTCTAATCTCTGGTATTAGTTCTCTTAAAGGATATTTAAATCCTGTCTTGTCACATATACCGTATGCATATTTACCAACTGAGTAGGGCATTACTTTTCTTTCTTGGTTTTATAAAAATACTCATCACTGTCACCAAATCTATCTAACTTACCCTCGTTTTCAACTTGATAATAATCTGTGCTAACCAAAAAGTCGGGTGTTAAAGGTTTATCTGGTGTTAAACTATTATCGTATATTCTTGTTCTATTGTTTGGATACAAACAAAACTGACCATTTTCTAGTTCTAACAAATTATGTGACTTATGCTCTTGTGGCGTTTCGCTTGTACTAAAATCAACTGTATCTATGTCACCATGATAATTATCTAATGTAGCTATATAACTGCCTTTGAGACTGCCTGCATCTCTCGTATATATTTCATATGTCATTGATCCTATAAACTGCTTTTGTATGCAGGTTACATTGTAATCCATGCAATTCCAAAACTGTAAATTATACAAATCTAAGTCTGGCTCTGGAGTTTTTGGCTCACTAACAAAAGCACTTATTGGTAGCTTGTCAAACATAGCACCGTATTCTGGTAAATATGTTTCAAAATAAAAAGCTCTACCGGGCAAAGATTTACAAGAAACCCATATACCTTTTACAAACTTGCCATGTCCGTCTTCATGATCACGTAAATATTCTTTTCTAACCCATACTTGAACAGCAGGTAAATTGCATATTAATCTCGACAACTAGTAACCTCTATTAAATCTGAGTCCTTTTGTAGCAGCTCCTCCACCACGCATTTTTATAACCTTGCCACCTTTTTTCATGTATCCCATTTTGTTAACTACATCAGGTCTTTCTTTTTTTAACGCTTGAAGACCTTTTGCCTCTGGTGGAATAGGTTTTTTCATAGTGCCACCTCCTGCCTTCTTTTTAACTTTTGCGTAATTTTCTGGTGACATTCTTGCTTTTGCAAACTTTTTACCACCTCTTTTTACTAAATTATCATAAGTAAACTGAGCATCATAGGATGAAGTAGGCTTACCTCCCTTTTGAACAATATTACTTCTTTTCTTTTTTACAGGAGCTTTTTTTGGAGCAACTTTTGGTGTTTTTTTCTTTTTAGGTAAATCAAGTTCAGGACCTGTGGTAACGCCTTTAATCTTTTTTGTTTTAGGTTTAGTATCTGCAACAGATTTTTTAGGCTTTACTAGCTCAGAAACACCTGAAGTTAAAACAGCCCTGTTAACCATCTGTTGAAATCTTTTAGCATTTGTTGGTGACATACGAGATACGTTAGATCTAGATGTCACTGCTGTACTAGGTTTTTTTACCTGAGTTGCTCTTGGCTTTGTCACTGCCGTAGACCTTAAACTCTTTGGTCTAGGCTTTGGTAATGGCTGTGTTTTGGTTCTTTGTGTATTAGTAACAAGTTTTTGAAATCTTTGAGATGGTTTTAACATCCTTGGTAATTGACTTAAAAATTTTGGTATTCTTGTAAATGGTAATGCACCCATACCAATATTAAGCATGTCTTCTTTTGTTATTCTTCTCTTATTTGGTGCTGTCTGTACATTCTTATCTTTTTCTATTCTGCCAGACATAACATTATAATTAGGGTCATTTATTTTTTTCTTGGCTTCTTCAAGAGTCAAACCACCTGTTTTAATTTTTTTCTTTTTAACAGCCATTATTTTTTCCTCTTCATAACTTTAGATTGAAACTCGACCTTTGAATCAGGTGCTTTTCTCATGTCTTTACCTGATACACCGCTACCTTCTTTCATAAACATTTTTTTCTTACCTATTGATTTTGGTCTTGGCTTAGGCTTAGTCATCATTGGTCTTGGCTTAGGGGTTGGCGTGGTTGTTTTTTTCTTAGGCTTAGATCCTGCAACACCTAAAGCACTAAGTGTAGGCTTTGGTGTTTTTCTTAAACCCTGTGCTGTCTGTGAGGACCTTTTACTTATACCACTTATTGTCTTGCCTTTACCTTTTTTCTTTGGAACCATTCTGTATTGGCCACCTCTTTGCGGCTGTGTTTTAGCTGTTCCTGTTGTTGCTGCACCCACATCTTTTGCAGTCTTTATAACTCTTTTTGCAACTTGACCGGCTCCTTTTATAAGTCTTGCTTGTGGTGTCACAGCGATTGTGCCAAGAATAGCTTTTTCTACTTTACCTGCTCTTCTTCCCTTCTTACGCATGCTTTCAGCTTTTTTCTGATTAGGATTGCCTTTTCTACCAGACATTACATTGTAATCAGGATCAGTAATTTTTTTCTTTGCAGATTCTAGTTTACCGCCATTTTTTTTGGCTTTGACTAACTGTCTCATTTTTCTTCGAGCTTCTTCTGAGCTAATTTTCCCTGCTCTTGCCGCATTAGCTAAATTTTTAAATTGCCCTACTTTAGCTGGACCAGTTCTGTCTTTTCTTATTCTAGTAACTTTACTTGGCAATTTTAACCTCCATAGAATGTATTATAAGGAACAAATCTAGCAGAAGAGCTGTCTTGGTCTTCTCCTGCCGCTAACTCAAACTGAAACTCGTACTCTTGTTTTAAAGGAGCAACTCTATTTGCTACCTCTGGTCTTTTCATAGCAATATAGTATGCCAATCCAGATACAAGGCATGGTGCAAATCTAGGTGGTACAAACGATGTAGTGGTTCCATCTATGCCAGAATCTATGCCATCTATACCAACAATTCTAAAAAAAGATAATGTGTATGTATCTGCACTATCTGGTACAGGCCACATTGTAACTGTTACAGAACCAGCAAGTCTTTGCACAAATATCTGCGTGGGTTTACCTTGTGTATTCTTTGCGCTTTGCTGTGCATATGTTGATACACTTATTCTTGTTAGATTTGTATCTACCTGACTTGTACCAGTGCCAGTTCTAATCTGATGTTCTAATATATCTACAGTATCTGTAGGCATAGTGTATGTTGCTGTACCTGAGCTAAGTGATAATGTGCCAGATGCTATTGTCCAAAGATTTAGTCCTCTGTTCTGCCATTCCATAGTTAATAAATTAAAACTACGTCTGGCGTTTCTTAAGTCATTACCTGTTCTTAATTCTAGTCCTGCTCTTGCATATGCCTCTTCAAACAGGTCTGGTATGTCTGGAACTACTACTGCCATTTATGTGACCTTTCTATAAGCTCTCGTCTTTCGTGCAATCTTCTTTGGCTGTTTAGATACTTGTTTACCTTTTCTAGTTGCCTTTCGTTTAGCAGCCGTAGAGCGGGCGTATTCAGCGGGCGAAAGAGCCTTAATTGCTTTTTCAGGTAAGTAACGCTCGCCTGTTGCTTTTGGCCCTTGTGTACTAGGTTTACCACTTTTTGGTTTTTTTAATCCGCCCATTACTTTTTATTCATCCATGCTGTTGTACCCATGTATGCTCCTACGATACCAGCACCACTTATATAAAATAAATTACTGATATCTGCTAAGGCTTTGACTCTTTCTACATCTATAAAAAACATAGCCGCTGTAAATAAACCCATAGCTATTAAAGTATACCTTGCCATTCTTAGTTGGGCAAGGTTTTTGCGTAAGGCGGTTTCCGTTTCTTTTATTTCTTTCATATTAGAAAGCTCTTCATCAGTTACAACGCCATCGCCATCTAAATCATATTCGTTGTATTTACTTGATGATTGTAGTTTCTTTTGTTTCATTTCTTACCTATGCTTCTTAAACTTTCCATAACTTTATCTATATCAGGCTCTTGTCCATTTGGGTCATATACACATTTATATTTTTTTGGACACCATGCCTCAATTAACATAGTAAAGGTTCTGTTGCCACCTTGATATATACAAGCTCTTTTATCAGTGTATTTAGACGTAATTCTTTTTTTTAATCTGCAAACTGTGTATTTTTTTTCTTGTATTTTACCTTGCCAAACCTTTTGTTTGTATGTGTAATCTTTTGGTGCATTGTATATTTTGGCATCAGCTCTGGCTTCTTTTACCCAAATACCAGCAACTAGAACAGCAAAGCCACCGACTATGGCTGCAACAATAAACCAAGTTATAGCTTCTCCTATTTGTCTTCTTAGCTGTTGTCTTTTATAGACTGTCTCTTGTCTTTGTTTTCTTATTTGGCCTTCCATCTTTAGCAAGTCATCATATGCTTGTGGGCCGTAAGTCATGTTTAAAAATATCTTTAATTCGTATCTTTGCTCTTCTAGCTTTTTCTTTGCCGCATATGCAGCGAGAGCCGCTTCTTCTATAGATCCAGCCTTAAACAACTTGCCGAAAAGGGGAGGATTCTTTGCTTGTTTCTCAGCATTGTCAATATCAGAGACAGCTCCCATCCATCTACCTATGTCCCCACTCATCTG